ACCGGCTACCAATCGGCAGCGTCGAACACCGGCAACTACTCGGCAGCCGAGGTCAGCGGCAAGGAGTCCGTCGCCGCATCCCTGGGCATCGAAGGCCGCGCTCGCGCATCTGCTGGTAGCGCCATCGTCCTATGTCATCGTGACGACGAGGGGCGCCTAATCCATATCCGCGCCAGCAAGGTCGGGGAGAACGGCGTAGAGCCGGACACCTGGTACCAGTTGAATGCCGAGGGCGAGTTCGTCGAATTCGACGAGTGAGCCGCCATCGAACAGCGAACGAGTCTAGGGGCTAGCGCAGCCAGACCTGACGCATCCGGGTAAGCGCCCGGCGTTCGTCCATTTGCCCTGATACGGGAAGAAAGGAATCCATGCCAGACCTTGGCGAGTTCGCAGCAATGTGGGGATTTCTGCTTCTGACGATGTTTTTGCCGATCCGTCTGAAGCGTTGTCCTATTCAACAGCAAGACGCCTGACAGGCAGGAGAACAAAATGAGCAAGCACACACCGGGACCGTGGGAGATTGCACGAAGCCCACATGGAATAACGATCTTCGAGATTGGACCGTGTAAGCCCGATGAGTATGCAGGTGCTGTTTGGCTTTCAGTCTCTGAGGCTGACGCCCGCCTGATCGCCGCCGCGCCCGAGCTGCTTGAGGCGTGCCAAGCCTTCAAGCGTCTGTACGGTCGTTTGTGGGATGTCGTCGAGCCGAGCGGATCGGGATTCCTCTCGCCTGAATCGGTTAAGGAGTACGACGCCATCCATGAGCTAATGACTGCCGCAATCGCAAAGGCCACCGCCTAACGCGCCCTGGCGCATACACATTGGAGGCGAGATGAATCTCACCGACCCTAAGCAAGATGACCGCATTCGAGCGGCACTTCGCAACGCGGATAAGCGCGGTCAGCTCCAAGTGGTTGCCGCAATAACCGGTATCGCCGGCGGCGTACAGGAACTCCGCAAGATCATGAATAGCACTGGCGAGCTGAGCATCATGGACAGAGGAATGCTCGCACTGCATCTCTCCTGACTTCCCCGGCAAGGACGCCACCCTTCAATGGGGATGAGTCCCGCGCAGCGGGAGATGTACTAGGTACCTGCGGACGTCACTGCTTCGGCATACGAAATGAGTCGCTGAATGGGTCCGCGCCAAGTCAGTCGCCGGTGAAACTCCGGCCATCCCCACCCTACCCCTCTTAGCCCGGCAAGTCCGGGCATTTTTTCGCCTGTATGACGACAGCGAGACAGGACGCTGCCGCATGCACGCGAACGCGAGGTGAAACATGATGCGCTTAGGAAATCTGACCATAGAACAGATGGAACAACGTTCAGGCGTTCAGTTCCCCGCCGAATTGAAAGAATTCTTGATCTACCGCCATCAGGAACAGGCAAGCAATGTCGGTCCCGGAAAATGGCACTGTTTCGATCTGCCATTCCAGATTGTTTGCGGCGATATGGACACTGCACAGACGGTGTATGACCACCTTTCCCCTCTTGCAGCAGAGTTTAAAGAGCAGTTGCAGATTGGAGTTCAGTCATGAACACCGCATTTCAATGCGCACAGTCGCTACATGACGACGCGACTCCTGACGACACCCCTCCCGCCGCTAACTCCGATGAGTTCTGCGACTGGGCAGAGCACGCAGTCAACGATCTGCGGTGCGGCATGGACGTGAAGATCGAAACCATGCGCGAGCGCGTAGTGGTCTTCGCCAGCACTCTGACCGAACGGGTACAGGCCGAACTGCTGAAGCTCGTCCAGGCCGACGAAGAATGCTGGCTGGCTCAGATGTTCCAGGCCGCCGAAGACGAGTTCACCTCTACCGCCCGCGAGTGCGCGGCAAACCTTGAGCATCACCAGGGAATCACTGAACGCATCGCGCTCGGACTCCTGAAGCCGCACGCGGACCTGGTGCTGGAAATGATCGCAGAACAGAACATGGAGGATGCAGCATGAGCAAGCCAAAGTTGCAGTGCTACGGATGGGATGCTGTTCGTTTGTCTGGCTGCTCAATTGAACACCTACAGCAACTTCGTGAATTCGTTGAGTTGGAGCACAAGAACCCGCTGGATGCAAAGGGCCACCCATTAGAGGGAGGCCTTCCAACCATTCACATATTCAACAAGGCTGGCAGGAAGAAGCTCGAAGCCATCTCCTGGGCCTTTCGCTACAAGCGCGATGAGGTCAAAGCTTTCGACGCCATTGCAAAGGCCACCGGGGGTGACGTATGACCCTGCCGTCGATTGCGTATCTGCGCACAAGGCTCAGCTACGACAAAGAAACCGGGAGTCTTGTCTGGCTGCCAAGACCATCGTCAGATTTTACAAAAAAGCATCATTTCGCTTCGTGGGTATCCCGCTGTGAAGGAAAAGAAGCCGGGGTCATCGTCACCAAAAAGCGAAAAAAGTACCGCAGAATCGACATTTGCGGCCAGAAAATCTATGCGCACCGTATAGCTTGGGCAATTCACTACGGCGAGCATCCTGGCGAAGAGATTGACCATATAAACGGCGATTCTTTGGACAACTCAATAGCTAACCTTCGCCAAGTTTCTCATCAGGAAAACTGCAAGAACGTAAAGCTGCAAGCTGGATCACGCAGCGGTTATTGCGGGGTCAGTTGGCATGAAGAGACAGGCAAGTGGCGCGCCCGCGTCAAAATCAACGGGAAGGAACAGCACATAGGCCTGTTTGACGATCCTCAAGAGGCAGCAGAGCGCATCAAGACGCTGAGACAGGCTCTTGGATTCCACTCAAGCCACGGATCACTTCTCCGCACCCCCGAGCAGATCGCCGCCGAGGAGCGGGCAAAGGCGATTGAGGAAATGTGCTTCGCAGTAGAGACGCTGACGGTTAAGCAAGCCAAAGCGCTATTTGACGCCGGCTACCGCCGCCAGGAGGAAGGGAAATGACAACCCCTATCAGTGATGAGCAGTTGGCGGAGTTGGAAGGGTATTCGCAGCATCCCGCCTTCCTCGGCGACGAAGATTCAGCAATCACCATGGGAGAACTGCGCGGACTGATCGCCCGCCTGCGCGCTGCTGAGGCTGATGCTAAGCGGTATCGGTGGCTGCGGAATCCTGATCAGGACGTATCTCTAGTGCTCGACAAGGTTTCAGGTGAGGTTCCAGCGGATGAGTTCGGATGCGGAGGGTATCTCGCATACGAGTACCGATCTGGGGATGAGTTGGACGCAGCCATCGACGCCGCAATGGAGCGTACGCCATGACCATCACCATAGACCTGAAAGAGGCCGCCCAAGTCCTGATCTTCGGCGGCTTTTTTGTGGGCGGTATCGGCGCTTTCGCCTGGGCATTCGTGGGGATGGTTACGCCATGACTGACTACATAGTGATCAGCCTCAAGCACACGAAGCGACGCCACAAGGCAATCACTCTGTGGCGTTCTGATGACCGCGGCTACTGCTGGAAGATGGAGAGCGCAGGCATCTACTCCGAAGAAAGAATCCTTGAGCATCTGGGCTACTACAACAGCGGCTGCTCCAACATCGCCGTTCCGTTGAGCCTGATGCCATTTCTCGTTGACGACGTCGAGTACGACACAAAAGAGTTTGGGGTGTGCCTGCCGAACAATGCAGCCACCTGGAAGAAGCTTCTTGCCTCTGTCATAAGGCCAACCCAGTACCCATCGCATCCGGAGTACCCAGGCTCCAGGCGTACCAAGGAGGCAGCATGAACACCCGCCGCACAGCAATCTGGCTAGGCAGCCTCTTCGGAGGTCTGCTGTACCTCTTCATCCTGGCAGCCGGCCCGATCTGGGGCGGCATCATCACCGCAGAAGCTACGCACCTGTCCGCAGCAGGCCGGTAATCCGGATAACTGCGGCTTCCCCAGCGGGCGGTGGGAGGCATGAAGAAAACACCCGCAGCAGCGGCTTCTAGCGCAACGCTATTCATCCCGCAGGGGTGACGCTGCCGAGTGGCGCCGTAAGCGCCTTTCCCCTTCCCTTTCAATCTCTGCCCTCGGGCGGATCGGAGAAATCATGTCCGCAGAAACCCAACTGGTCGAAGTGCCGGCCAAAGAAACCGCACTCCAAGTCTACTCGGCCGTCAATGGCCTTGACCCGTTCCTGGCCAAGATTCGCGAAGAGATCGACGGCTTCGTGCCAGACGTCACTACCCGCAAGGGCAGAGAGGCCATCGCCTCCATCGCCTACAAGGTCGCCCGCTCGAAGACGGCGCTGGACAACGTAGGAAAGGAACTGGTCGCCGACCTGAAGGAAGTGCCGAAGAAGGTCGATGCCGAGCGCAAGCGCATGCGTGACCTGCTGGACTCCTGGCAGGCAGAGGTACGCCAGCCCCTAACTGAGTGGGAGCAGCGCGAGGAAATGCGCAAGGCCAAGCACCAGGCCGGCATCGATCAGATCAACCTGCGCCTGGAATGCCGCGACCTAGATTCGACCGAGTTGAAAGCCAACATTGAGTGGCTGGAAGGCCTCTTGATTGGCGAGGACTGGGAAGAGTTCGAAACCGAGGCCGCCCGTACCAAGGACAAGGCCCTGGTCGCGCTGCGCGAAGCCCTCGTTGCACGCGAGAAGTATGAAGCCGAGCAGGCCGAACTGGAGCGACTGCGCGCCGAAGCTGCTGCTCGCGAGCAGAAAGAGCGCGAGGAACGCATTGCCCGCGAAGCAGCCGAGGCCGAGCGCCTTGCAGCGGAACGACGCGCCCAGGAAGAACGCGAAGCCGCCGCTCGCCGCGAAACCGAGGCAAAGGCTGCCGCCGAGCGCCGGGAACTGGAACTGCGACTCGCTGCCGAGAAGGCGGAGCGCGAGAAGTTGGAAGCACAGCAACGCGCCGAGCAGGCTGAGCGTGATGCACAGCGGCGCGCCGAAGAAGCCGCTGCCGCAGAGCGCCAACGGCAGGCAGACGAGCAAGCCAGGATCGAGCGCGAGGCAGCAGCCCGAGAAGCCGACAAGGCCCACAAGAAAGCCATCAACAACGAAGCCCTGGCGGCCCTGATCGCCGGCGGCATGCCCGAGGAATGCGCCAAGCAGGCGATCACACTGATCGCTCAGCGCAAGGTTCCTCACATCACGATCAACTATTGAGGTTCACATGGGAACTGCACTAACACCGCTCCTGACGAAGTTCGCCACGCGCTACGAGATGGGTACCACGCCTGAAGAAGTGGCGAACACGCTCAAGCAGACCTGTTTCAAGGGCCAGGTCAATGATTCGCAGATGGTCGCCCTGCTGATCGTGGCAGACCAGTACAAACTGAACCCCTTCACCAAGGAGTTGTACGCATTCCCCGACAAGAACAACGGCATCGTGCCGGTTGTTGGTGTGGATGGCTGGGCTCGGATCATCAACGAGAACCCACAGTTCGATGGCATGGAATTCTCAATGGACCAGCAGGGCACCGAATGCACCTGCAAGATCTACCGGAAGGACCGCAGCCATGCCATCAGCGCGACTGAGTACATGGCCGAGTGCAAGCGGAACACCCAGCCTTGGCAGTCCCATCCGCGCCGGATGCTTCGCCACAAGGCAATGATCCAGTGCGCACGCCTCGCGTTCGGGTTCGCCGGCATCTACGACCAGGACGAGGCAGAGCGCATCGTCGAGCGCGACGTGACCCCTGGCGAGCCAGTCGAGGACGTGACCGAGGCTCTGTCGCTGATCAATTCTGCTCCGACCATGGATGATTTGCAGGCTGCATTCAGCGATGCCTGGAAGGCCTACAAGTCCAAGGGTGCACGTGACCAACTGACAGTTGCGAAAGACCAGCGGAAGAAAGAACTGCTGGAGGCACCTATCGACGTTGAATTCGAGGAGACCGGCGATGATCGAGCAGCGTAGTGATGAATGGTTCGCACAGCGCCTGGGGCGGGTGACGGCCAGCAAGGTCAAGGATGTGATGGCAAAGGGGCGCAGTGGCGCCCCTTCTGCTACCCGCCAGAACTACATGATGCAGCTCCTGTGCGAGCGCCTGACCGGCAAGCGCGAGGAAGGATTCACCAGCGCCGCAATGCAGCGTGGTACCGACCTGGAGCCGATTGCTCGCTCGGCCTACGAGTTCAATGCAGGCGTAATGACGATCGAAACAGGCCTGATCATCCATCCGCGAATCCATGGATTTGGCGCGTCGCCAGATGGCCTCGCGGGTGAGCATGGCCTCGTCGAGATTAAATGCCCGTCTACCGCAACCCACATCTACACGATGCAGTCGGGCAAGCACGACCCACAGTACGAGTGGCAGATGCTCGCCCAAATGTCATGCAGCGGCCGCGAGTGGGTCGACTTCGTGAGCTTCGACGACCGTCTGCCTGATGAATTGCAGTACGTGTGCTTCCGCTACCACCGCGACGAGGAACGCATTCGCGAGATGGAGTCCGAAGTTAAAGCGTTCCTGGAAGAGTTGGCAGAGCTTGAACATCAGATGCGAGAGCGCATGAGGAAAGCAGCATGAGAGGTGTTAACAAAGTAATTCTGGTTGGTAACGTCGGTGGTGACCCGGAAACCCGCTACATGCCCAACGGCAATGCGGTGACCAACATCACCCTCGCCACCAGCGAGAGCTGGAAGGACAAGCAGACCGGCCAGCAACAGGAGCGCACCGAATGGCACCGCGTGGTGTTCTTCGGGAAGCTCGCAGAGATCGCTGGACAACACGTAAAGAAGGGCCAGCAATTGTACGTCGAGGGATCTCTCAGAACTCGCAAGTGGCAGGCTCAGGACGGCCAGGACCGATACACCACCGAGGTAATCGTCGACATGCACGGACAGATGCAGATGCTTGGCGGAAAGCCTGTAAATGACCAGGCGGCTCAGAGCAGGCAATCTCCTCAGCAGCAGAGCGCACCGCAGCAGCGTAGCGCTCATGACGAATTCGACGACGATATCCCATTCTAAATCAACAAGTTACGAGAAATTAAAGGCCCTATTGAGGGCCTTTTATTTTGCCCGGAGAAAGCCATGGAAACCGACATTCCCGAGATTCTAAGCGACCTGAGAATCGGCGCTGATGCGTGGTCCGGCGTGCAAGAGCCGGTTGCCCATGCGCTGACTCACGATGACATTCAAAACGCCGTTGCTGAGTATCTGGCGGCGGGAGGAGTCATCACGAATATCCCTGCGGGCGTCTCTTCAAATCAGCCGGTCACGTTCAATAGCCGCATTACCGGATCATCTACCGGGATGGAGCGAGAGCAGCAGAAGCGTGTTCAGGCCAAGCGCACGGCAAAGGACATCGAATACTGCCAGATGCTCGAAGACCTAGTGATCCTCGATTGCGGTCGATGGGAGATCGGCCCTGCCATGGGGATAAGCGATCACACCGTGCAGCGTCTCCTTCGCACCTATTTCTCCACCCGCACCGAGTTCGACAAGTGGAGGGCATCCGGACATGGGAAATCGACGCTCATAAACGGCGAGAAACCATGCTCGAAGTGCAAGACGCTCAAACCTCTATCTGAGTACTACTCGAACCCGAGCAAGAAGGACGGCCATTGCAGCGAATGCAAGGCCTGTGAAAACGCGCGGAGGCGAGCAGCAAATGCAAAGCAAGCGGCTTGAGTTCCCCGAATCGGCAGACGAATACCGCGAGGGCGTCGACGCACGCGACCGCGGCGAACGTCTCCAGGCCTGCCCCTACGGACTGCACATGCTCTATGAGCGGTCACTTTGGCTCGCAGGACATCACGACAGAGACATGGGCATAGCCCCGAGGGTAGCAGCATGAGCATGCACGAACACGGCTGTTTCGCCGACAGCTACCAAGTCCGGCATATCAACGCGCAGTGCGTCGTCGGAAAGGTCTTCCGGCACAAGCCAACTAATCGCAGATACATCGCAGTGCTCGAAGCCGGCGGATCAGTTGAGCTTCAAGAAGCTAGCGGGCACAGCACGTACACATCAATCGAAGCGCTCGGCAATGCCGAGGTGTGGGAGAGCTTGAAATGAGCATGGAGATGAACAAGGCACTGGTAGAGCAGGCAGGCGGGGATGAGCGCGCGGCGTTTGAACTCTTCGTGCGCAAGCACTGCGGCATGCCGGCGCATATCGCTGTGAACTGGGACGCCAAGTTCACCAATGATGCATGGGAGGGGTGGAAAGCCCGCGCCGCCCTGGAACCCTCCCCGGTGCAGGCCGAGCAGGCAGAGGGCGCGCACGTCCCTGATGAGGTATTCGCTGGCGTGTTCGCCGAGTGGTGGGAAGAAGAAGGTCAATACTGCCGCGCCGGCGGAGGCGACTACGAACGCACGTTCGCCTTCCAGGCATGGCGCCATCTCTATCCGCTGTTGTTGCAAGCCCGCGCCGCCCTGGCGCAACCCTCCCCAGCGCAGGCAGAGGCGGAGCGGCCGGAGGTGGTGGCTCGCGTCGTGCATTCGAATCCTGTCGTCCTCGGCCAGTGCGGTCCGCTCAATGCAAACGATGAACTGATGACTGTCGCGCAGCATGCAGCCAGCGTCGCCCGTTGGGCAGAAATGTTCAATCGTGTGGAGCAACAGCGCGACGCCGCCATGGCCAGGGTCGCGGAGCTTGAAGCCCACTGCGTCCGTCTCGGCCAAGGCGGAGCAGAACGCTACTGGGAAAACCGTTGGCGAGACGCCGATGCGCGATTGCAGGAACTGGAGAAGCAGGAGCCGGTGGCGACCGTTGCGAAGGTGCCGGGTGAAGACTGGAACAGCCTTGATTTCCATCGCGACCTGCAAGACATGCAGCCGGGCACGAAGCTCTACACAGCCCCTGTAGCCCAGGCTCAGCACAGCGTGCCGGAAATATCTGGCATCGGTCGCGATGCCGAACATCCCAGAGCTGTAGTGCTGTATCTGCGTAACGAACCCAGCGAGGAAGATATGCGAGCAATTCAGAACTTTTTGCGCGCCATATCCGCCGACGTGCTCACCCAGGCTCAGCACAGCATGCCGAAAGCATGGCTCGACGTTCAAGCCGAGCGACGCCGGCAGATCACCGCCGAGGGCTGGACACCGGACCATGACGACCTCTATTGCGCCGCCGAGCTTCCGCGAGCCGCAGCGGCGTACATCCTCAGCGGAGCCAATGACGAAGCTCCAGCTATCTGGCCGTTCTCGGCGAAGTGGTGGAAGCCCCGCGACGCGCGTGCGAACTACATGCGGGCCGGCGCATTGATCCTGGCCGAGATAGAGCGCCTGGACCGCGCGGCCGCGGCCGGCAAGGAGGTAGGTCATGAGTGAGGAACACTACGAATCGAGGCTGGCAAGCAAGTGCCAGGGAGTCGCCCGGTGCCTGAGCTACAACGGGAACCGGCACGAAGCAGAGGCCAAGCATGTCTTGCTGGAAGCCTCTCACATGCTCGACAGCCATGCAGTCCGGGTCCATCAGAAAGCCGACGGTCTTCTGATGGTAAACGCTCGCGGCAAGTCGCGATTCATGAACTGGCGCGAACGGCTCGCACGCTGGCTGCTTAAGGGCTCATTGGAGATTCGGCCATGAGTGAAAGATACCGAGTAGAGCAGACAGGAAAAGGGTTCTGGCCCTATTGCGTCAGGGCCGGAAATGGCACGCGCGATCTGTATGTGGGGCACAAAAAGACCTGTGACCGAGTTGCGGCGGAACTGACAACTGCGTTCAGGGATGGAGAATTTGTTGGCAAGGGACTCTACGACGCCCTCGCCGCCGAGGCCCAGGCGCTCAGGGAGGAAGTCGCACGCGCTGAGCAGCACCGCAACGATCAGGCTGACTTGATTGTGTCGCTACGCACCGAAGTCGCAGCACTGCGAATGGCGAGAGATGATCTCAAACTCGAACGAGACCTTGCTCGACAAAACTTCTGCGACGAGCAGGCAGCGAATTATCAGTTGCAAGCGCACTTGAAAGCCTGCCTCGGCGAACTATCGGAACTGCGCGCAAGGGTGGTTGTGCTCCCCAGCGTTGATAACGTCATGAATATCGTCATGCGTTACCAGTGGAACGAGAAGACCAACGTCACCGGAACTACGAACTGGGCGGCCAACCTCGGCATGAGGGTTGTCGAAGAGGTCAAGCGCCTCAACGGCAAGACGGTCAGCGAGGGGCTGTTGCGCGAAGTCGTGCGTCACTTGGGAAACTGGCTTGAACTCCACGAATGCGAGTGCGACGGCGGATTCCACTACTGCGGCCGCGACCAGGTGGCAAAGACCAACCGCGAACTCCGCGCCCTGCTCAACCAGGACAAGGAGAACGGCAATGGCTGAAGAACTTCGCAAGCGCGCCTTGGCGCTCTATACACCACCGTTCTCCTACGACAGTTTCGGCGGTTACATCTGGGACGCAAAGCAAAACATGGTGGCTGACAATCACGTCGATGGGGACCAGGTTCTCCGTGTTCGGGGTTGGGGCCGTATCGTCTACATGGAGAATCCTGAAGAGCTTCAGGATGAGTTTGGCGCCATGCTAGCCGAGGCTCTGACGGAGTATGTAGAGCGCCGAAACGGCTCAGAAGAAGGCCATGTGGTGGTTCCGCGGGAGTTGCTGGAGGAACTTCTTGAGGCTGCGAAGGACGGTGCGGCGCACAAGGGAGAATACCTGTCCAAGAAGTATGGCGAGCCAGAGCTGTTCGCGAAGTTCGATACCCTCCTCCAATCCTAACCCTTTGATTCTCCTCCGATGCCGGAATCCCGGCATCGCAACCGCCACCCTCGGCCAGGCTGAAACCCGCATTCCCGCTGGGTTTCAGCACAAAAACTGGCCGATTTTGGGCCAGGAGCCCGCCACCCCAAACCAACGAATCCGACCCCCGGAGGACCAACCGTGGACAACGAAAACGAAACCCTAATCACCCGGGCTCTGGTCATCGCGCTGATCGTCTTCGGCATCTTCCGGATAGTCGGGGACTTCCAGAACCTCTACGAGCAGACAGAGTTGAAAGGACAGGAGTTGAGCAGATGGAGCAAGCAATGAGAGAAGAGTTTGAAGCGTGGGTTACCAACGCTATGGGCGGTTACGCCGATCTTAGGAAATCCAATGACCCTAACTTTGACTATGACGACGTTGATGTGGACTTTGCTTATCAAGCCTGGAAAGCCAGCCGCGCGGCTCTGAGGGTGGAGTTGCCGCCGACGATCACCGCCGAAGAGGTTGTTGAGCATTTCAACATCGACGAGGAAGGCATCGACATGGCCGCTGGTATTGCGCACATGGTGAACGGGGCCATCGCCGCATGCGCTGCCTTCATCAAGCAAGCCGGAATCGAGGTGAAGGAAAATGGATGAGCCACTTTTCAACGAACTGCTGGAAAGCGTGAAGCAGGCGGACCAGATCATGACCGACCACGCAGAGCTGCGGAGGCTGGCTAAGCGGGCTGATGCCTTGCATGGAACGCCGAGCCTTGAACACGTATTCGCCATAACCAAGTTTCGGGAAGCTGTCGAGCCGAAAGCAATCCTCGCCCTGCTGGACGAGATCGACGGCTTGCTTGCTCAGCATGGCCGCGATAGCTCCGAACTTAGGGCGCTCTGCCAAGCACGCGATGATGCTAGGAAAGAGCGGGACAGGCTCAAGGCGGAGAACTGCGCCCACAAGGACACGCAGAAACACTGCGAGTGGTTGGCGCAGGACTTGAAGGAGTGCGCAAGCGTTCTGCCCGGTACTTACTACATGGACCCTCCAGACGGCGGCAATGTCAGCATTCCAGAGCAGATTCGGCGCATGGCGAAGGACGCCGCGCGCTACCGGTGGCTGCGAGAGCGAGACCTCGAAACGATCAGACAAGGCGGCGTATTCGCCGGGATGACCCCGGAGAACATCGTACTCAACCTGGAGCACCTAGACGCTGCAATCGACGCAGCCCTAGAAGGAGCAACGCAATGAACGACGCAAAGCTTCTGAACATCTTGCACTCCACAAAGACCTTCGCTCCAGTATTAACAGTTGGGGAAGATGGATGGGGGCGAGACGTTCGCTATGCCGAAATGGAGGAGTATAGTTATATGGGCGCAAACGGCTTGTGGGTTAGATACGGAGACTTCCGCAACCTGGCGATTGAGACAGTTAAAAGCCAGGAAGAAAATCAGATGCTCCGTTCGGTGCTTGAGGCCTTCGTGCTGCGCGCTGAAGCATACATTGAGGCAGGGCGTGGCATGCCTGACGTATCTATGGAGGCAGTGCTGGAAAAGGCCAGAACAGCCTTGGAGGGGGCCGGGAAATGAACGACCGCACACTACTCGAACTGGCGGCGCGGGCGGCGGGGATGCAGATCAATGAGCAGCGTCAAGCCGAACGTGATTCCATAGTCGATCCAGCAAAAGCCAGCCTTTGGATTGTCGATGGGTGTACGGCCTGGAACCCACTTATCGAAAGCCACCACGCGTTTATTCTGGCGGTGCAGCTTCGCCTGGACATTACGTTCTACAACGGATTTCAGGAGGTGGCCGCCGATCCATCAAATGGTGACGGGATGAACCCTTGCCAGGAAGTGTTCACAGAAAACCCGTATGCGGCAACTCGGCGAGCAATAGTCCGCGCCGCCGCAGAGATCGGCAAGTCTATGGGAGGTGGGGAATGAGCGAAACCGTAGAAGTGAAGACCTGCGAGCTTGAGGGGGCAGCGCTGGATTGGGCCGTTGCAATGGCTGAAGGAGAAGAGGTCATTGTCCATGACATTGGACAGTACCGTTATGACGTGAGAGGCGGCATCCACTGCTGCAAATATGGCTGCACCTTTGGACCTCGCTCGATTACTGAAGAAGTCGAGCGATACGAACCTTCGGACTCATGGGCTCAAGGCGGACCACTGATTGAAAAGCACCGCTTTGAATTCGAGTGGATCGGTAGCGACTGGCATGGCGAACCGCTGCGATTCTTCACAGCCTGCGGCTGCGATATGCCAGCTGATGCAACATCGGCAGGTCCAACCCACCTAATAGCAGCCTGCCGCGCCATCGTTCGAGCGAAGCTGGGCGAAACCATCAACGTCCCAGCCGAACTCATCAAGTAACCCAGCCGGGCGCCACTAGCTCTCCCTGAGCTAACCCGGCTGGGCAACCAATCCTACCATCATGCCCTCCCCGGCAATAGCTGGGGTGGAGAGGTATTGCCTATGAGTACCGCAGAGAAGGTCGAGTACGAAGACAAGGTGCCTGAGCAGGTTATGGCGGCATTGCTTGGGATAACCTACCGCGCCCTGCAAACCCGCAGATCAAAACGGCAGATCCCGGAAGGTGTCTGGAACAAGGTAAACGGGAAGATAATCTACAGTCGACGGAGATACGACGAATGGCTCGAAAGCCTTTGGGTATGCCCACCGGGGTGGAAGTCATCGGCAACTCTATCCGTATCCGCTTCATGTGGAACGGAACAAGGAAGTGCGAAACACTCCCCTATCCCGCGACGCAAAAAGGGATTAAGACTGCATCCGGTCTTAGAGATCAGGTAGTCCAGACCATCAAGCTTGGCATCATGGACGAAGCCAAGTATGCAGAGTTCTTCCCAGGGTCTGCGATTGCGGAATCGGTCAGCAGCCAAATCCCTCTGTTCGGTGAGCATGCGCAACTCTGGCTAGACAGCCGAGAGATCGTGCTTGGCACCCGAAAGAACTACAAGAGCATCCTTAACCAATACTGGATGCCACATCTTGCAGTAGCCCGGCTTGACCAGATCACCCCTACCCTCTTGCGCCGAATCATCAGCAGCATCGAGTGGACGTCGCCAGGCGTGAAGCGGAACGCGATGTTCAAGCTATCGACGATCCTAGATTCCGCTGTGAAGGACGGGCTGATCAAGAAGAACCCGATGGCGCCTCTTGAGAAGCCGAGGGTTTCGAAGAAGCTGGTGGATCCTTTCACCAGGGACGAAGCAGAACGCATCATCCAACACCTGTACGCGACCCTTGGGAAGTACTCAAGGATCTACGCCGCGCTGTACGAGTTTCTGTTCTTCACAGGGTTGCGGCCTGGGGAAGCTTTCGCCCTCAGATGGGACGAGGTAGACGAAGAGGCCAGGCGCATCCACGTGTGCCGGATCGTCATAGATCGCGGAATCGAAGAGCGAGTAAAGACCAAGCACGAACGCGACGTCCTGCTCAACGAACGCGCCCTGAATGCCCTGGCAGAGGCCAAGCGGATTGCTCGGCTGAAGCGCGTCGCCTCCGTCTCCGAATTCGCAGTAAGCCCCTTCGTGTTCCCTCCGAGCAAGGGCGGGCTGTGGATCAAGGAGCCAAGTGTTACCATAAAGCACTTCCACGCCGCGCTGGATGCTCTATCCATCCGAAGGCGCCGGCAGTACGACACCCGCCACACATACGCGACCATGTGCCTGATGGCCGGCATGAACCCTGCGTTTATCGCTGGGCAGCTAGGCCACAGCGTGCAGATGCTGCTATCGACCTATGCCAAGTGGCTGAACTCCGCCTCGGATTGGAGCGAGCTGGAGAAGCTACCGACCAGGGTTAAAACTGGTACGGAATTGGTACAGGAAGCAGAGGAAGGCGCGTAACCATCCCGCAAAGCCCCGCAGGACAATGCCTTGATATCTACAGCTAACATCACCATGCAGTTCGGCGCCAAGCCGCTGTTCGAGAACGTTTCCGTCAAGTTCGGCAACGGCAACCGCTACGGCCTGATCGGCGCCAACGGTTGCGGCAAGTCGACCTTCATGAAGATCCTCGGCAACGACCTGGAGCCGAGCGCCGGCCAGGTCATGCTGGAACCCAACGTGCGCCTGGGCAAGCTGCGCCAGGACCAGTTCGCCTACGAGGACTTCAGCGTCATCGATACGGTGATCATGGGCCACGAGGAACTCTGGGCGGTGAAGGCCGAACGCGACCGCATCTACTCCCTGCCGGAAATGAGCGAGGCAGATGGCATGGCGGTGGCCGAGCTGGAAGTCCAGTTCGCCGAGTTCGACGGCTACACCGCCGAGTCCCGCGCCGGCGAGCTGCTGCTCGGCCTGGGCATCCCGCTGGAGCAGCACTTCGGCCCGATGAGCGCCGTCGCTCCCGGCTGGAAGCTGCGCGTACTGCTGGCCCAGGCGCTGTTTTCGGACCCGGACGTGCTGCTGCTCGACGAACCGACCAACCACCTGGACATCAACACCATCCGCTGGCTGGAAGGCGTGCTCACCGCGCGCAACAGCACCATGATCATCATTTCCCACGATCGCCACTTCCTGAACAGCGTCTGCACCCACATGGCCGACCTGGACTACGGCGAGCTGCGCCTGTTCCCGGGCAACTACGACGAGTACATGACCGCCGCCGAACAGGCCCGCGAGCGCCTGCTGTCGGACAACGCCAAGAAGAAGGCGCAGATCGCCGAGCTGCAATCCTTCGTCAGCCGCTTCTCGGCCAACGCTTCCAAGGCCAAGCAGGCCACCAGCCGCGCCCGGCAGATCGACAAGATCCAGCTGGAGGAGGTCAAGCCGTCCAGCCGGGTCAGCCCGTTCATCCGCTTCGAGCAATACAAGAAGCTGCACCGCCAGGCGGTGACCGTGGAAAACATCAGCAAGGGCTATGACGGCAAGCCGCTGTTCAAGGGCCTGAGCCTGCAGGTCGAGGCCGGCGAGCGCGTCGCCATCATCGGCCCCAACGGCATCGGCAAGACCACCCTGTTGCGCTGCCTGGTCGGCGACCTGCCGGTGGATGGCGGCGAGGTGAAATGGACCGACAGCGCCGACGTCGGCTATTTCGCCCAGGACCATGCCGACGACTTCGCCGACGACATGAGCCTGTTCGACTGGATGGCCCAGTGGACCCAGGGCGGCGAACAACTGGTGCGCGGCACCCTCGGCCGCATGCTGTTCTCCAACGACGAGATCAAGAAGTCGGTGAAAGTGATCTCCGGCGGCGAGCAGGGCCGCATGCTGTTCGGCCGGCTGATCCTCAAGCGCCCCAACGTGCTGGTGATGGACGAGCCGACCAACCACCTGGACATGGAGTCCATCGAGGCGCTGAACCTGGCGCTGGACAACTATCCGGGCACGCTGATCTTCGTCAGCCACGACCGCGAATTCGTTTCCTCGCTGGCTACCCGCATCATCGAGCTGGGCGAGAACGGCGTGACCGACTTCAGCGGCAGCTATGACGACTACCTGCGCAGCCAGGGCGTGATCGTCTGA